GGAACAGTTTGGACTAATAAGGCAGATGCATTTGACGAAATGTTTTCAGAAGAGTTTGGTGGATTTAGTACTAACCATGACAAATATGTCAATTGGTAGGTGAAACTACCAAATTATAAATATCTGTATAAGAACATAATAAAAATAACATAAAGAGGTATAAATCATGCCAGATCTTGGTATAGTTTCAAAAGAGACTGACTTAACATTTAGCGTAAGAGCTAACAGCGGTTATAATGCTGCTATGGTCGGTACATTTCAGTGGGGCCCTGTTGACAGTCCTGTATATATAACTGGCGGTGAAGAAACACTTGCATCAACATTTTATAAACCAAACGACGATACCGCTGTATCATTTTTATCAGCGGCAAACTATTTGTTATATGCTGATTCATTATATGTTGCACGTATAGTAGGTTCAACTGCACTTAACTCAGTACCAGTTAATGACACTCCTCTTATTATTAAAAACGAAGACGCATACGAAATGGCTGCACTAACTGGTATATCATTTGTTGGTCGTTACCCAGGTACATTAATAAATGGAGCAACTGTTTCAATTATGGGAGGTGATGCTGCATATGATTCATGGCCGTATGCTAGTGAATTTACTTATGCACCAGAACCAGTAAGCGATGAATTCAATATGGTACTAGTTGATACAACTGGTAGTATTACTGGAACTGCTGGCACAATAATTGAAAAATTTGAACTTATATCGTTTGACACAACTGCTAAAAAGTTTGATGGTACATCTGCCTTTTATAAAGATATTATAAACAGTTCATCTAGTTACCTGTTAGTTGGTGATACTGGTGTTGCTATAGCCCATACAACTGGAGAAAATATTACTTTCGAAGGTGGTATTGATTCTAATTTACGTGATGATGTTGATTATGGTGCTGGTTTTAGTCTTTTCTCAAGCAAAAACGAATACGAATTGTCATTCTTATTTGCTGGTGATGCTGATAGTAGTGATACAAAAACTATGATTGATATTGCGTCTAGCAGACAGGATTGTATTTGTTTCTTAAGTCCTGCACTTGAAGACGTTACAAATAACACAACTGTTTTAAGCGATGTTATTGCATACCGTAAAAGTGATATAAACGAGAATACTTCATATGCATTTATGGATTGTAACTGGAAACTAGTTTACGATAAATATAATGATAAAAACCGTTATATACCTTGTAGTTCTGATGGTGCGGGTATTACGTCACGCTCATGGACACAGTTTGAGCCATGGTATTCTCCAGCAGGTTACACTAGAGGGCAGTTACGTAACGTTATTAAATTAGCTTGGAACCCTGATGATCAGGAGATTATTACTTTATATCGAGCTCAAGTTAATCCAATCGTTTCTTTCCCAGGTGAAGGAACTCTATTGTACGGTGATAAAACATTGCTAACTAGACCTAGTGCGTTTAGTAGAATTAATGTTCGTTCATTGTTTATTACTTTAAGAAAAGCAATAACACGTTCAAGTAAGTACCAATTGTTTGAATTGAATGACGAAATTACCCGTTCATTGTGGAGAAATGCCAATAACGCATATTTAGAAAGAGTTCAGGCAGGACGTGGTCTTACTGACTTTTATGTTAAAGCTGATGAAAAGAATAACCCACCATCGGTTGTTGATGATAATCAGTTTGTTGGTAGTATCTTTGCTAACCCAACTAAAACTATTAACGGCATAACACTTAATTTTGTGGCTATTGATGGAAGCGTAACATTCGATGAAGTAGAAAATTCAATTTAATTGAAAACGCCTCTTCGGAGGCGTTATAAATAATAATAACAATAGAGGTTAAAAGTGAACATATCTGAATTTAAAAATGCTTTTAAGGGCGGAGGTGCAAGAGCTAACTTATTTGAAGTTGAACTAGCGTTTCCGGACTTTGCAGGTAGCCAAGAAGCTACAAGAGTTGGAAAATTTATGATTAAATCTGCCCAACTGCCACCTTCAACATTAGGTGTTATTGAGCAAAATTATCGTGGTCGAATATTTAAAATGCCAGGTGATAGAATATTCCCAGAATGGACTATTACTATACTTAACGATACTGATTTCTTAATCAGAAATGCTTTTGAAGCATGGTCAAATGGTATTAATACACATGAGGGTAACCTCGGTGCAGAAGACTTGACTGAAACAATGGTACAGATGAGTGCATTTCAATTAGATAGACGTGGCAATAGAATTAAGCCTTACGTGTTTAAAGACTTGTGGCCCAGTGAAGTGTCTCCAATTGAAGTAAGTCATGAATCAACTAACCAGATCCAGGAATATACCGTTACATTGCAATATAGTGAATGGGTTTCTGACACCACAACTTAAATAGAAAATTATGAGCTATATTGATCAAGTATTAGGTAAGCGTTCAATAGAAGACAAGCTGGATACAAAAAATGGTTTAAGCCAAGTTGCTTTACCGGATGATGGATCCACGCTTGTTCATGACATTGGCACTAGCACAATCAGCCTTGATGTGCAGTACGACTACCAATGGGACTTAGTAGAAAATTATCGCAGACTGTCTTTGATATCAGAGGTCGATTTTGCTGTTGAAGAAATAGTTAACGAAGCAATTAACTTTTCTGACGATGCGATATCTCCTGTTAAACTTGATCTTGTTAATGTCGAACATAGTGATAATATTAAAAATAAAATTGTTGAAGAGTTTGAATACTTAGTTAAGCTATTGGATTTTAATAAAGACGGATTTAAAGACTTTAAAAATTGGTATATTGACGGACGTGCTTTTTATTCAATTATAGTTGACGACAATAAACAGAGAGAAGGAATTAAAGGAATACAGAAGCTTGATAGCGTTAAGTGTAAGCGCATTAAAGAAGTAGAGCGTGATCCGAAAAGTGGTAAGATTAAAAATGTTGATGAATACTTTTTGTATGATGAATCAGTTGGTAGTAAAAACAAAGTTAAGGATAGTGCATTCTTTAATACTGATAAAGTAGTCAAATTCTCTGGTCCGTCTATCGTGTATTTTGATAGCGGTATGGTAGATCCGGATACAGGATTTGTTTTAAGCCACTTAC